TTACATATACAATTTTCTTTTTCTTTTTCGTTGTTTTTTTCTCTTTAGGTTTTTTCATATATATAATTTCGTCTTCTGTATCTGTTATTTCAATATCTTCATTAAATCCGGCGGGGTTAGACTGCTCCGCTTGTGGTTCTACTTTCTGTGGTCTGCCTACTGGTTTTTTAGTCGCTTCTTTTTCTGCTTTTCTTTTAGCAATATTTTCTTGTCTTTTTAACCTTGCTTTTTCAAATACTGCTTTCTGTTTTTCTGTCCTTTCTCGTTTCTTTTTAGGTCTATCACTTTCAATACTTTTATCTGCTTCAATTGTTTTTTCTTCTTCCTCTTGTGGTTGTGGTTCAGGTTCTGGTTGTGTCTGCTCCGCTTGTGGTTGTGTTTCTTTTAACTCTTCTACCTCTATTGACTGCTCTACTTGCTGTGCTTCTCCTTCCATTTATACTTACTTATAGATAAAAATTATTAGATTATTTAAAAAAAATTATTAGATTATTGAAGCAATATAATATTTATATAAGGAATTAAAATATATTTAATAGTATATAAATGATAAGGACAAAGTTCGGTGAGAGAACTATTAGTGGTTTAAATAGAGCAGATTTTGATGAAATAAATGTAGCAGGTAATATTGATAGTTTAACTATTGATGATAATGAAGGTTCAGCAGGACAGGTTTTATGTAAAAATAGTATTACTAATAAATTAGAATTTAATTCTGTTCCGATCGCTGATGATACTATAACTACAAATATGATACAAGATAATCAAATAACAAGTAATAAACTTGCTACAGATATTAATATAAACACTACTGGTGCTTTAACAATAGGAGGTATTACTACTATAAAAAATCTTATTTTATTTTATGATGGAACAACACCGATTGGAACTTTTAATCCTACTACTGGTGATTTATCTTTACCCGTTGGTGATTTTAATACTTTATATGTTGGGTCTGGTGGAGAATTAGTTGTATCTGCTGGTAATGCGACATTAGGTGCTGATACTATCTTCGGTGGTGAAATATCTATGACTGCTGGTGGAGCAGAAGTATTTAATATGAATAATCATAATTTAACTAATGGAGGTGATGCTACTTTTACCAATTTAGCACTTACTGCTGATTTAGATTGTGAAAACATAACCTGTAATAACATATTAGGTAATAATTTTTCTATTACAAATGGAACTATTTATATACAATTATCAGGTGTTCCTACAATTACTTTAAATCAACCTACAGGTATTATAAATTGTTTAGGTTTATTATCAGGGGGTAATGTTATTGATACTGAAGGAGGTAATCTAATAACAGGTGGAGGAGATATTAATACAGAAGGAGGTGATATTACTTGTGAAAATTTAACTATCAATAATCATACAGGAACTATTGATTTTAATAATATTGATGCTAATAATGTTGATTGCGTCCATTTAAATACTGATAGAGTTAAAACAGATCTAATACAATTACCAAGAACAGGTGCTACGACAATGGAAATATCTAATACTGGTATAGAAACTAATGGAGGTTATTTAGATACTGATGGTGGTAATCTATCTATGAATAATGGTGATATTATAGGTGCTAATGATATTGAATGTGTTAATTTAGATGCTGGAACTATTGAAGGTTCTACTAATCTAAATGGTGTAATGAATGTTGGTTATGGAGCAATTGATAGTGCTACTAATAACGGACAAATTACAGGATATGGTGGGTCTTTAAATATAAGATTAGATAATGGTGCTATTGATTGTAGTAATTTAGGATGTCAGCAATTAACTACAAATGGAGGTGCTATAACTTGTGGGATAATCAATAGTAATTTATCTAATAATTTAATTTATGGAAGTCGTCTTTATTTAAGTGATACTTCTGGTGGATTACTCCCTACTACAGATGTAGTTTATCCTACGACAATCGGTATAAAACAATTTGATATTTATTCATCATTAAACGATATACCGAGAATACTTGCGTGTAAGAGTTTTATGGCAGACCATTTATATACTCGTAGTTTAAATACAACATATAAAAATATAGATAAAGATACAACAACTCTTAATGTTGGTTTTAATGTCCCCAGTAGTTGTAAAGTATTAGTAGAAGTTGGAATGATGGCGAGAAGTAATGTTGCGGGTCAAAGATTATTTTTAAAATTAGTCAATAGTGCGGGAACAGAGTTTTATACAGCATATATAAATAATAGTGCTCACGGAAACCCTACAACTGATACAATAGTCCGTTATAGACAATATGCGGATAGTGTTTTAGATTTAACAATCACAAAGTTCTTTTTATCATTTCCTACTACGCAGAGAAATGTAGCAGTTAATCTACAACCGCAAGCGAGAGTTGATACATCAACATCTAATCTTTATACTGGTGTTGATACGAGTAGTGGTATAAAGTATAATCCTATGTATGTGAAAGTTGAGAGTTTAGGTTCTACCTCTGATTATAACTGGCATATGGAGACCTCTGGTGGTGGAGGTGATGATTATTAAAATAAAAACTAAAAAAATATTTATTAATTTATAATGAAAAGATGGTTCTTGATATTATTTACTTCACAAGAAAAAAATGAAATATTTAAAGTATTAGAATGTAAAACAATTAAAGAAGTAGCATATTTATTGGATCTAAAACCACAAGTAGTTAGTAATTTTTATCATAATCTTATAAATGAAAGAGGTAATTTAAAATATTGTGTATTATATCAATCAACTTAAAAATCGGGAATTTTAAACAATAAATAATAAAATATTTAAGATTGTATAAATGGAAAGAACAATTCAAGGCGATTTATCTTGGGGTGAAGCACAAGAAGATATTATTAAACCTAAAATAGAAAGTTTCTTTGATGTAGGATTTGAAAAAACTTCTAAAAATAATGAGTTTGATTACATTAATAAAGATAAAAAAATTATTATTGAATTGAAATCAAGGACTAATAAAAAGGATAAATATCCTACAACTATTATTGGAAATAATAAATGGTGTAAAGCACAGAAACTACTAGAACAAGGTTGGGAAATATTTTTCTTTTTTAATTTTACAGATGTGTTGTGTTATTATGAATTTAAAAATCAAGCAGATATAGTCAAAAGTAAAGGTGGTAGAACTGATAGAGGGCGTCCTGAAATAAAATATTATAGGTATATCCCTGTTAGTGATTTAGTTGAACTTTAGAAATCGTAAAAATTAAATTGTTTTATTTATTATATTTAAGAAAATATAATGACAAATCTTATTGCGAACAATAATCATTGTGAGAAAACAGAAAGAAAAACAGATGATCCTTTATATTTTAAAAAATACTATCAACTCAATAAAAATAAAATAAAAGAAAACAGCAAGAGAGCGTATTTAAAAAAGAAAGGTTATTCTACAGATATTAGGGTTGAAATTAAACACAGACCAGTTATACTTTCATTTGATTAATTTTTTTAAATAATTAAAATTAATATATTTCTTCTATTATATATGAGAACTAAAGGGGCAATAACTAATAAGGAATGTTGGTCTTTAAAAATTTATTATCCTGATTATATAGTAAAAGAAGGAACATATAGGACTTTAAAGGAAGTAGCAGAAGATTTAAATATATCATATAACCAAGTCAGCGAATTAACTACTAATGGTCGCAATAAAACTAAAACGAAATATAGTTTTTATCCTACAATTGAATTGAAAAAGATTGGGGCAATAGATAATTTAATACCTGACCCCTGTGAGGACTATTAATTAATTAATTAATTATTTTCTTTTATTTTATTGTATCACTAAAAAATACAATATTATAGAAATTAGTAGCGAATATTAATTTCTTTTAATTTCGGTTTTTTTAAACTTTTTAAATAAAAATATTTAAGATAGTATAAATGGTTGGAAAGTCTGTAAGTAATTTTAGCAACGCTAATCAAGCACACGCAACGCTTTTTAGTAATGCTTTTAAGTCGGCACAGAGCAAGAAGGATAATAATTTCTTTGTTGCTATTAATCCTACTGATAAAAAAATTAAATCTTTCAAGAGTGAAAAAGCACTTATGAAAAATTTAAAAATTAGAGAGAGACCCTCTCTATCTATTAAAAAGGATAGAGTTGTAAAAGGTTATTCTTTTCTATCATTTAAAGATAAAAAAGAAGCAGATAAATTCGTGTCCTCATACAATAAAATCTCATATCAAGAAAATCCTGTTTTAGATCTCGTATCTGAAAAAACACATAAAAAATTCGGTTATTCTGTTAAAAATTATGACCTTGATTTATCTTCTACTATGAAAAATTATGACGATATTAATACTGCTATAACTAAAGGTATTGAAACTCAATTGGAGAATGTTGGTGATAGTGATAAAATTAGAGTTATTATTAAATTAGATGAAGGTTTCGTCTCTACTCCTCTTATGTATAAAAAGGATTTTAATGAGAAATTTTTTGATACTGAAGTTGGTTTCTTTGATTTCGGTGAATTTATTGAAGATAGTTTCAATAAAGGTGCTGTCAGCGATGGTGCTTCTGTTTCTATTCAAGTTGCCTCTGGTGTTTCAGGAGGTAGAGGTAATGTATGTAATGATAAATCTAAAATATACAATAAAAAATCTATATTAAGGATAAAAAATGATGACGATTTATGTTTAGGTCGTTGTATTGTCTGTGAATTAGCAAGTAGAGATAATCACAGCAAGAAAAAATTTATTAGAGAAGGTAGAAAGATACAGACAGAATTAACACACGAATTATATGAGAAAGCAGGTATTGAAAAGAAGATCGCTGATTTAGATACTATTAGACAATTTGAAGAATATCTTGATTGTTCTATCACTATTATAGACGGCGACCAATTCAATAATGTTATTTATCCTGATGTGAATAGTCCCGATTATCAAGTTAAAGATTTCAATATATACTTATATAAGACTAAAAATCATTATGATTTAATAAATAGTAATAAGGTTGCTGGGTTTTTCGGTAAAACTTATTTCTGTGAAAAATGTAAAAAAACTCACTCCTCTCAACAACATAAATGTATTTATAAATGTAATATCTGTTGCTCTGGTGATTGTGATTGTGTTGGTTTAGATTTTAATAAATCCGTATGTGAATGGACTAATTGTAAAAAATGTTTCAGGTTTTTTCCGAGTGAAAAATGTTTTAATAATCATTTATCTAATACTTGTGATAAATTCTGGAAATGTCCTGATTGTAAAGAAAAAGTTTTCTGGGATAAACATTCACCAGCAACTCATATATGCGGAACTAAAAAATGTAAAAACTGCGGACAAGAACACCAAGGGGAACATAAATGCTATATGATGCCTCGTCATCTCCACCAACCAAGCGAGAAATATATATACTTTGATTTTGAATGTGATATTACTAAAGACGAACATATAGTTAATTATGCGGTCGCTCAATATCACGGGGAGAGTGAGAGTATATGTTTTGAAAACCTTGACGATTTCTGTCGCTTCGCATTTGATAAAAAACATAAGGATTATACATTTATCGCACATAACGGGAGAGGATATGATTTTCAACTTGTTATGAAGTGGGTGTATGAGAAAACCTCTCTAAAACCATTCTGTATTTATGCTGGTAGTAAAATTATGACTTTCTCTGTGGATGGAGAATTTAAAATTAGATTTCTTGATAGTCTTAACTTCCTCACTATGAAATTAGAAAGTTTCCCTAAAACATTCGGTATAAAAGAACTTAAAAAAGGTTTCTATCCTTACTGGTTTAATAGTATTGAAAATATGGATTATAAAGGAGAAATGCCCGAGAGGAAATTTTTTAGTGCTAATAAAATGAGTAAGAAGAAAAGAGACGAGTTTAATGCTTGGTATGACGACAGAATAAAAAACAATAATTATTGGGATCATAGAGCAGAGACGAAAGGTTATTGTATTAGCGATGTGGATATATTGAGGAGATCCTGTGAAATATTTAGACAACTATATATTGATATAGCAGATATAGACCCTTTTAGATATACAACAATTGCTTCTGTATGTATGGCGATTTACAGAGCGAATTATATTATCCCTGATTACAATAATAAATACTGGGATAAAAAAGAAGAGGGTAAAGAAGAATTAGAGGAGTTTTTAAAAGAGACACAGGAGCAAGTTTTTAAAGATAAAAAAATCGCTATATTCAGTTATAAAGAACAAGAATTTATTAGAAAATCTTTTTTCGGTGGTAGGACTAATGCTATTAAATTAAAATATACTTTTAAAGGTAATGAAGAGGGGAGATATGCTGATATTACTTCTCTATATCCTACTACTAATTATTATGACGAGTATCCATTAGGACACCCTGAAATAATTACAGAAAATTTTAAAACCTTTACTGGAGACGAATATTATGGATTTATTGATTGTGAAGTTGAATGTCCTAAAGATTTATATTTCCCCGTCCTTGCTCGTAAAGGTGAAAAATTACTTTTTGATTTACACGATAAGCGAGGTGTGTGGTCTTCTATTGAATTGAAAAAAGCAATTGAAAAAGGTTATAAAATTAAAAAAATTCATAAAGTATTTCACTTCACACAGCGATCTAATAACTTATTTAAACCTTATGTCGCCAAGTTTTTAAAGATTAAACAAGAAGCGTCAGGTTTCCCCGACTGGGTGAAAACAGAAGAGGATAAAGATAAATATATTAAAAAGTATCTTAACGAACAAGGTATTTTATTGGATAAAAATAAAATTGAATATAACGCAGGACTACGAGCAATTGCTAAATTATGTTTAAATAGTCTCTGGGGTAAATTCGGTCAGCGAACTAATATGCCGATTACTGAAATTGTAAATGATAAAGCGAAATACAATAATATTGTTTTCAACGATAAATATAAAGACCATAATTTATTTTTTATAGACGACGAACGAGTTGAAATCAATTATAAAAAAGTTGATGAATATGTTGAGAATAGTATTAATACAAATATCGCAATCGCCAGTTTCACTACTTCTTCTGCGAGATTGCGTCTCTATGAAGGTCTTGAATTATTAAATCACCAAGTATTATATCACGACACAGATAGTATTATTTATGTTTATGATAAAACTAATAAAAATCACAACTATCTTGAATTAGGTGATAATCTCGGTGAATGGACTGACGAATTAGAAGGTAAGAAAATGATTGGAACATTTATATCTGGCGGTCCTAAAAACTACTCTTATGAAACTGACGACGGGGAGTATCATACTAAAATAAAAGGTTTCACTCTTAACTATGACGCCTGTAAAGTTTTAAATCATAACAATATGATTTCTATGATAGACCATTATATGGATGACGGCGAGGTTGAGAAATTAAGAGTTGATTATGATATGATACAGCGACACCAAGATAAAAAATTGACTAACTATAAACAATTTAAGGATTATGGTTTCTGTTATGATAAAAGAATAATTCAACCGAAAGATCATAGAGGTAATATTGATACTTTACCGATCGGATATTCTAAATATTGATTTATCTTGTAAATATCTTATATCCTATATTTTTTTAATTAATTATAATTAATTTTATTTAATTATTATTAATATCCTGTAAATTCAAAAACCTCAAAATTGTAAAGGATTTTAGACAGAGTTATTATATAAATATTTTTGAGGAAATAATAAATAATTACACCTGCCCTTAATTAATATATACAGGGTATTATTTAATTAGTTATTTAAATATTTCTTGACAGAGATCGGTGCCGACGAAAAATATTGCTCCTTGTGAATTAGTAGCGATAATTTTTTATTTTTCAGTTGAAAATACGACCTTAAAATTATTCTATATGGTAAAGTATAATATGAGTGAAGTTGTGAATGGTTGCCCCCTTGCGTTTCTTGAATTGGTTAATGCCCCCCTGCTATACAAGAGGATTTATTCTCCCCGTGGAAATTATCCTCATACGAGAGAGGTTGAAATATACAGAGAACTTTTAAGAGGAGATACAGAAGACGCTCTCTGTTATACAGACATAAGACTTGATTGTAAAAATAGAGAGGCAGATATAATGAAAACGGATTTAAATGACCCCGATAAGGGTATTCATTTTAAACTCTCTAAATTATACTACGAACAATATAGAGATAATGATAATTATGATAAGAATATGATAATCGCCTTAATAATGTGCGACCATTTAAACGGATTACATTTCTCCAAGACAGGCACTATAAAGGCGATAGGTCAATATTGCTCTCGTGAGGATATTCTCCTCCCTTATATGGATAATCACAGAGTGCCTTATGCTACAAGAAACTTTTTAAAACAATTTAAAGACATATTCTCTCACCCCCGAGGAATTGGAAATCTTTATCTCTATTATTCTCCTCATTTTTATAAATCATATCAACATTTTTCGGGGAACTTATACAATTTAAAAAATAAAGTTTTTCATAATACTTATTGTATCGCTAATAATATGAATGATAATTTTACGGAGTTGCTTGAAGACAATAGCGAGGGAGACATAGACGACATTTTTCGTGAAGTAAATAAAGGCGATATATGGGGATTATCTGTGGGACAGGTGAAACATAACATTTTAAATTGTCAGTCTTTTTCAACTCACGAAGAAGACGAGGACGGCGAGGAATATCCTGAATATAAACCTTTTTACACATTAAGAGAGAGATATGAGGATATAATTTTAGGAGTGAGATATTACTGCGGAAAACAAGCAGTTTTAAGTCAGTTATATAATGCCGAGACGATTAACAAGATACTTGCTCGGGATTTTAATGATAAACCGATTAAACAGGGTTTAATTAATCATATTGAAATATTACAGAAATATCAGGATTTATTTAGTAAAGCGATAAACATAATAAGTGATAGTTTTTTATATCTCATTTTATATTTCGTCAATTATTATTATATATGCGAAGAAAGCGACCCCGACGATATAGACTTGGAATGGATACTCTTTAACGAGGTTAAACAAGCAGAAGACGGAAAATATTATCCAGTAAGAGGTCGCCGAGGAGCGATTGAGATTTTAAAAGATATGTTTATGGGTTTAAATAGTCTTTTTAATGATAATATTTTCACAGATTACAAGGACTTTTATGAGTGCGATCGCCAGACTTTTCAATATGATTTATATTTACACGAACAGAGAGAGAGACTTGCTGATATGAAAAAAGACGATAAAAAATTAAATAAACTTATTGAACTCTCTCACCTGCGGAACTCATACACGGAAATCATAAAAAATCTTTTACATATGGAGAGATATAATGAGAGAAAAAATGAGGTTGATTGGTTTATTAAATTAAAAAAATTAAATCTTGATTTTATGGAGGATTTATACTGGAAATATCCAGAGAATACGGATATTGGAGGATTTCTCCCCGACCATTATTTTAAGGACGATTTTCTTGATACTAAATTATATATACCCTTTAACTTCTCTCCATTTATGAAAAATAGTTTTTTTCATTCGGGTTATATTGTCCCCGAGGTTTTAGACGGAATTAAGAGAAATGTTGAAAATTATAATTTTACTTATAAACATATCCAGCATATTCTGAAATATAGAAAAATCAACCGAGCCCTCATAAACAACGGAAGTAATAAAAAGAAACTTATGAGAGCGAGATTAGTGAGGTTTAATATTATTAATAATATTGAAAATATAAGACCTTTACTAAATAAGAGAAAAAAAGAGATATATTTTAAAAAGCGTCGTTGGTTGCTCTCTATTAAAAGATATTTAACGGACGATTT